CAACACCTCTTTGAGGATTACCATAGGGATATATCTTCTCCTGTAACTTCTGTTTGAAGAAGTTAACGAATAGAGTCCCTAATCTCTGTAATTCTATTTCGGATAGTTCGAACATTATCTAATTGTATTTAATCCAAATCCCCAAGCGTTAGCATTGGCATTAACAAAACTTGAAGTAACATCTGATGCGGTATAACTACTAAGAATTGATGTTAGAATTACACCAGCATTTGCAGGAGTTCCTGTTCTATAAGTTTGAACTAATTGAGTTCCCCCTGCGTTGAAAGTATAACCAAGAGTATCTAATCCACTAAGAACACCAACAGTTGTAACTCTGTTCGCATATCTCGTAGTTGGGTTTGAACCACTACCCGTAGATGTATATGCATATACATAAAAACCTGCTCCTGTCCCTGAGAAACTCAAAGTTGAAGGTAATGTTACAACTTTAACACCTGTTGCTCCTGTTGATGGAACTGTTATACCACTAACAATTAAATCCTTAGGGGCTATTCCAAAGTTCGGAACATATTGTGCGGTATAGAAAGACCAGTTAATAACATCACTTGAAGTTGTTGCTGAAACCATATTCAAAGTAATTGCTGAGTATGCATTAAAGCCTGTATCATAAAATACATTATATGATATTCTGTTTTGGTTAGCAGGGTTGGCTGCAGCACCTGCACCAAATCCAGTACCCCCATAATCAAAAACAAATTGACTATTAAGATTATAAAGGTTAGGACCAGTTAGAGAATTGGTTGCAATTTTAAGTCCTGTATCATTTCCAAGACCATCTGTGATTGCTTGTGGTGTTGATGTGATACCTGTTGTCGCAGTGTTTAAGTTTAATAAACCTGGATATGTTGATTGTATTGTTTGACCTGATAAGTTAGCCATATTTTTTTAGATTAAATTCCATTGTTGATTTTCATTGTTCCACAAATCTGAATTTGTGTTCCATAGTTGTGCTCCTGATGGTGGAGTTGATGTAGGAGTTGGTGTTGGGTTAATTGTTGGAGTTGGACTCGCAGTGATTGTTGGAGTTGGGGATGCAGTTAATGTAGGCGTTGGTGTTGATGTCTCTGTTGGAGATGCGGTAATTGTAGGTGTCTGTGACGCAGTAATTGTGGGAGTCGGTGTAGGTGTAGATGTAGGAGTATCTGTGATTGTTGGTGTCGGGGTTGGTGTCTCAGTATTAGTTGGAGTAGGTGATGGTAATAATGTTCCTGTTGGTGTTGGAGTCAATGTTGGATTTGGTGTTGGTTCAGGACCAGTCATTGTATCAAACGCTGCATCACATCTATCAAGAGGTGTCTTAACTTGTATTCTAAGAGTTGCAGTCCAACCAATTAACATATCATCATACTTCTCAATGAATGGTGAACAGTCAACAATATCATCGAGATAATAATCCTGATTAAAGTTTCCAAGTGAATCTGTTACAGACAATCTAAATTGAGAAATGATATCATCAAGGATTTGGTTTGTATCTGACCATCCATCAATCATATTGTTTAAATCTCTATCAACAATATCTCCAATAATGATATTAAACTCATAGGTCATAAATCCAAACTCTTGTGTTGCGTTGTTTGGAATCACATACATATAAGGATAATATGGGGGATTATATGTTGGGTTATCTTGTTTGTCTCTTGAATCTACATTGTAAGAGAATTCATCGAAGTCACCCCAACCAAATGAATTGATTTGTTTGTGATGGTCTGCTAACAATTGGAAATCATATATGAAGGTTCTTAGGTTGATTCCTTCGTGATAGATTGGTGTCCCTGTAAATGTATTAAACGCAGCAGCACATCTGTCTAATGGGGTCTTAGTTTTGATTTGTAGTAAACCATTCCATCCATTACATAAGTCCTGATACTTCTCTTGGAAGGGGTTACATTGAACCGTATCATCAAGATAATAGAGTGTATTAAAATTACCCTGATTGTTCGTTACAGATAATCTGAATTGACTTATAACATCATTCAAGATTTGTAAGGTATCAGATAATGTATCAAGTGAGTTCGCTAAATCCCTTTCAACTATATCGAGTGTTACGACATTAAATGTCCAAGTTTTGAATCTAAGGTCATTCTTAATGTTAGATGGAACAACATAAAGTAGTGGGAAGTATGGTGAGTTATCTGATGGGTTTTCTTGTTTGTCTCTTGACTGAATTAGATAACCCAACTGGTCTGTATCACCAATACCAAACGAATTGATTTGTTTGTGTTTGTTGGCTAAGTATTTGAAATCATCAGCGATGGTCTTGAAGTTGATTCCAAGTTGTGGAATCCCTGTTGATGATGGGGTTGGTGTTATGTTAGGTGTTCCTGTTTGTGTAGGAGTTGGAGTTGGGGTTTGTGATGTAGGAGTAGGAGTTGATGTTTGAGTTATCGTTGGTGTAGGTGTTGGTGTCTCAGTATTTGTGGGTGTAGGAGTTGGTGTTATAAGGACTGGTTCTGTTGGAGTAGGAGTTGGACCAATTGAACAACCCATAAATCCTGCTGATTGTGGGAATCCACCAACAACATACCAAGTTGCATATGTTCCTGGTTGCATCTCATTTGAATAATACCCATCAGGAACGAGTTGTGTTAAAGCAGGGTCAAGATAAAGTTGGTCTGATGTTGTTACACAAGGCCAACAAGTTAAAGGTAAACAAGGGGCACATTGACCAGGAGCGTCGTTAAAATATATGTTGAAATAAGGACCAATAGAACACGCATCGTTCTGTGTTGCTCCTGATGATACTAAAAATGTAACTAACGCCATTTACTTGTTCATTTCTTTAATTTGCTTTTCAGCCTGTTGATTGAGGTCCATAAGATATGAGAGGTGATTGAGACAAGATATAAGGGGAAGATTAGTAACATCGTCAACCACCCAGACCTTGTTGTCGGCAAGTGTAGATATTGCTGAATACCATCCCCAATGTTTTGCAAACGAACTCGAATCATCATCCACATCCACAACGGTTTGTTCTTGGAATAAAGAACTGAAAGTTGTTGAGAGACCACGCCTATACTCAACAAAAAAAAAATTGCTCCCTCTACATATTTCACTGGTAGAGTTTTGAAATCTTCAATCTGTTTTCTAAAATCTGTCTCACCATATTTCTTACCTTCTTCTGTATACAGGTATGCCGCTAACTCATTCAAGTTTGATACTCTATAATTCTCATCTTTCTGTAAGAATGTATCTATATCTACGAATTGACCAAACGACATCTTATGTACATCTACAAGAACATACTTCTTTCCGTTGTGTTCTATATCCTTAAATAGTTTTTTAGATTCTTGATTCAAGAATTTATAAACTGTATCGGCTGCGATTCTCATGGAGTGAGCATCTGATTCTTTAATCTCTTGAACTGATAGTGCTGTCGTTAAAGACAACATTCTGATGTTGAGTTCTTCTTCATCAAGTAGTTCCCTAAACTTCATTACATCCGTCCACATTTGAATTGTTGGTTCTTGGATGTTTATTTTTCTCCCATCGTATTTTAGAACAAGTCCACTCATATACATAAATATCTTTTTTACATTATACCAATCCATTGATTTCTTCCAACCTTCATCTCCATCACATAACGAATGCCGTCTATTAAGTGGTCGGACCCTGGTTGCGGCTCATCAAGGTTATTTCCATTTTTATCTGTCTTCCATATGTAGGATTGTAATTCATTTTGTAGGTTAAATGAATCGAACTTCACATAAAAGTTTGACCTCTTGATTAAGTCAATTCCATGAAGTATCGAATTTTTCTTAACAGGTTTGCAATTTATTCCTTGTCTTCTAAGTTCTTCTATCGCCTGAGGGTTAGCACTATCTGCAATAAAATCATCTTTCAAGTTAATCCCCAAATCTTTTATCCTATAAATGAAATCAGGTATGGTCACATTTTTTAGATACAAGAACTCCTCACAATAAATTGAATCACCGAGTTTCCAAACACCAACGAGTGTTGATGGGTCTGAGTATCCCCAGTCAATTCCATAACCTAAGAAAGAACACCCTATTGGTAAATCAACATATAGTTGATGGTGATTGAATACCATCTTGGTGGGAACACCTTTCATACCCATACCAAAGATGCGCCACAGGTTGGCGTCCTTGTCTCTGAGTTTCAATATCTCATCAACTTGAACCTGTGGTAAGAATGGATTGTCCTTGAAGGTTACGATGTTATACTTCACATCAGGTTGTCCTTCCAAATCATATATCCATGATTTCCATAATGAAGGGTTGAGGTCCAACACGATTGTGTCTGATGTTCTCAGTACAAGTTGGATATACTCGTCATAGGATAGTTCTGTTGCTTCATTGATGAATAGGTAATCTCTTTTTCTACCTCTGATTTTTGTCTCGTCATCAACAGAAAACCATTCAATAATATTTGAACCCAACTCAAAATAACCGTCAACGGAATGCCACTTCTCAGAATCAAATACCTCGAACTTCAATAAAATTTCTTTGAGGTCTCGAAGCACGCTCCCCTTCAATGCGGGTAATGTTTTTCTTACAATGGATAATGTTTTGTTCTCCTCTTGTAGTAGTTTGTAGATTAGAAATATAAGAATGTTATAGGTCTTGGATGCACGAGAAGAACCCTGAAATACATTAATCCTCTTGTCTGAATTTAATAGGTCTTCAAACACTCTTGTGGTCTGTATCTTCACTTATACTTTCTCTTTGATATGATGTTTTTATAAAACTTAACTGATGATGTGTCTTGAATTGATTCGGTCCAAACCTTGTCTGTTAGTTTGTTTAGTTCACTGGTCAATTGTTCTTTGAGTAGAGGTTGTTTCAAGAATAATGTGTATTCAATCTTTGTATATGATTTACCTGTATAGACAAATGATTCTGAAATATCTTTGGAACAAAGAAACTTATCATAGAACAGATTTTTATTGATTGAGTTTGATATTGACCTTGAAATGTTTTTACAGACCCTGTTAATGTCTTTTATCTTATCCTCACCATCTGTCTGAATTGTTCCTTTGAATTCAAGGTAACACGCTTTCATCGTGTCTTTATCCATTGTACCTGAGTTGACCTGAATGTTCGGATAATCCTTAATTGGAAAGGTCATTAACTTTCTATTGGTTTGACTTGGATTCTTCATCTTCAATTTTTGTTCTAATGATTTCTATTTGAACTTTGTTATTGGAATCAATCTTATCTCCACCAGTTGTGATATCAACTTTCTTCTCCACATTCCACTCATCCTTAAATCTATTCCTCATTATCAGAGAATAAAGATTAGAATTCAGATTCTTTGACTCACCGTTCTTGAATCCTTTTCTCGGTATTGAAGACCACCATGTGTGTGATAATTCTCTGAACTCTTGAACGGATTCCGAAAAATCGGGTTCTTCTTCTATCAATCTCCAAAATGTTTGTTTATTGATTCCGAGTTTAACTCTGAGGTCCACATCAAAATGTCCTTCTTGACCCATCTCTTTACAAATGAGTTTCCAATTCGTTGGTAAATCATTCAGGGTTATCTTGGGTCGTCCTATTGGATTCGTATTGTTCATATTCTGTTAGTTTTTCGTTTAGGTGTTCCATCCTTGTTTTAACTCTCTCCCAACAGTTTACACAGTTTGGAACTTGGTGGTCTGAAAACTGTGAGTTATGAAAGTCCATTGTCCATTTTCTTTCCATTGGAGAGTTTGTTATTTCTCGAACATAGTTTAATGCACGGTCAATTTGTTCTCTCGTGTAGTTCGGTTTGGATGGTTGTGATACGATATTGACCGTACCTTCTCTAATTATCTGTGGTCTTGATTGTACTTGTTGTGATTTACAATTACATCCCATAATCTAAAAATTTTTGTCGTGATAACCTGAGGTCTCTACGATATGTGTTTATGTCTTTGGATACTGTGTTGGGTGGGATTGTGGTTCTTTTTGCGGTATTCTTGATTGAACAATCTTCTTCAAGGTAGATTTGAAATAGACGAGCAAAATACCACTTATCCGTTCTCTTATCCTGATTGATTTTGTTATTGACCCATTCAATCGTTATGGGTGATTCCTTGTATTCAACATCAGGTATTTCAATATCCTTGAATTCTATGTACTGATGTTTCTTGTATTGGTGATAGTAAGGAGAACTCCTTGATGAATAGTTATTTCGAACTATACGAGCAAAAAAATACAACTTCTCTTGGTCAGGTAAGGAATATACTTTCTGATTTTTGAGAAGTTGTTCTATACATAGTTGAAGTAGGTCATCGATATCATCAGACCTTGTAATCTTATTACAGATTAGTTTTAATTCTTTTAGGTTTTGTTCTATCCACTTATTCAAGATAATTTGGTTTACTTTCCTTTATACAAAACCCTATTGTAATATTTTCCTTCGGGTGTCCAAAAATCTTCTACTCTTTGGAGTGCACCTTTAAGAACTAAATTTCTTACCTTATCTCTTGTGATGTTTGGAGAAATATGTAGTTTCATTCCCAAATCAATGTTAGATAAAGTTGAATAAGGTTTGTCTGAATTCTCAATATCTTTAATGATGATATCAAGTACGGCTTGCTCTCTTGGATTTAATTTCATATATTTTTTCTTTTAAGTATAGGTATAGTTGGGTGAAGTATCAATCTTCTTTTGGAAAATATTTATATTCAGAACAATCTTTATTTAACTTATCCAATGTTCTCTTGAAGATATCTGCTATCTCATAGTTTTCCTGTTCTTCTGATTTGAGTATTGTTCCTTTAATCTTATCAATATACATCCAAATAAGTTTTGGTTCTATTTGTAATGCTCGTTTGTAGTGATTTGTAATAACATCAGATATGTGTTCTTTATCTTCTTCTCCAAGTTGAAAATATTCTCTCACATCTGTGTTTAAGTACTTGTTCAAAAAATTATTAAATTCTTCCATATGGTATACTATAAATACTTTATTATAAATTGAATTTCTTTAATACCAGTTGCAATTGCTCTTTCTCTTTATCTTTATCTTTATCTTTATCTTTATCTTTATCTTTAAGGTTTTGTGGGTTAGGTTGGGTTTCAGAAAAACCCATTGGGTTATTTTGGGTTTTAGGTCTACCACCTAATACTCCATTTTTCTTGTTTGTTTCAACTTTCTTTGAATAATTCTGTGATTGAATTTCAAAGTCACGACG